AATTCTGTTAAAAATCGGGCAGCTTGGGGATTAGTATCAACCGCAAAGTTTAGGTTGGATATTTGGGATATAGGGTCTATCCCTGTATTCATATTGGGGTAAAATGAATATAAGGTTGTATCTTTATAAGGAAATAATTTATATACTGCCATTGTTTAATTTTATAAGGGTACTACTCTACCTTTTATGTCGGTATCAGGGTATTTAATTTCGAAAATACTTGGGTCTAATGATGGATAAATTACTTGATTTTGTGTAGCAGAACTTACATCATAAGCATATTGTGAATATCCTGTTGAAATTCCTGCTTTGTTAGTTATTTTAATATCTTTTACAGTTTGTACACCATTTATTCTATCTAATCTAACATATAAATCTCTTACTAAGATAGGTTGGTTGATTTGCCAATTATCTCTTGCAAAATATGTTTTTAATGAGTTAATACATGCTAATATAACATCGTTATTGTTAAAATTAGGTAGTACTATAATTTCAAAATCCACAGCTAAGTTTATAATAAATGCATCTCTAACCTCAATATTATCCCCTATCATTCTATATTGGGATAGGTAAGTTCTTAGATTTCTTTTTAATGTTTGTGTTGGTGTAGCAAATTGAGCTTGAGAATTTTGAGATATAACCCATAAATTTAATGTTTCAATAGTTGAAACTTGTGAATCCATTAATTGAGGTTTTTCAATATAAGCTTTAGCTACAGTACCAAATTCAGATGGCATACTTAATGCTCTAACTATATAATCATCCAATGTTACAGACCTTTGTTGAGCTGAAATGGTAGAAATAGTATTTTGTCTAATTTCTTCTGTTGTATCTCCTGCTTGCCCACCATCTGCTGCTTCAGGATTGTTAACTGCTATTGAACCAAATATATAATTCGCTGTGGTAGCATTTAGATTTGGTGAATTAAAGTTCAAATTTGTTGTGTTTAAAGTAGATAAATCACCTGATGGTACATTTGCTCCAACTCCACCACCTGTTAAGTATCTTACCGTTAAAGTAGTACTTGAAGGTGAGATTCCATAAGTATCTGTAAATAAGAAATTAGTAGGTGAATATGCAGTTGTTAATTTGTTTTTTTCAAATGGTAAACCTATACCCACATTATTTGGATTAGGTGTAACTGTCTCATCTACATCATTTGGGTTACCTGCTCCAAATTGAATTTGAAGATTAGTAGCAGAAGTAAAACGAGTAGCAAAACGTCTTTGTACTTTTTTCAATTGTAATAAATAAGGAACATCTCCTGCATCTGCTACATTATTGGGGTCATTTGTATTAGTGTTTTTGATATTATCGTATACCATCTCTTGGGCTAAATAATCTACTTCATACCAAGTATTACCATCCGAATCTACTATATCTAAAATACCTATAATATTTTCAGCATCTATATCTACTGTAGCAAATTGTTGTGGGGCACCAAATGAAAATGTTTGGGTACTAATTGTAGCAGAAATAGCCTTTCTGGTTTTCTTTAAAAGGTAATATTGAGGCACCTCCCCAGATATCTGGTATATGGAAATTTCAGTAGGATCAAGTGAACTTGATACAGCAAAATTACATGGGTCTTCCATTAAAAAGTTTACATCAGTACTTAAAGATGATGCAATTGTACTATTTTCCCCAACTGTTAACGCATAATCAAAATCTGGAACAAATGCTGTACCTGATAGTTTTGCTGGAACTTGTTGGAATAATTCAACTACAGCTTGAGCAGCTCCTGTTGTTTTTGGCTTATATCCAAACATATATGCTAACTCAAATTGGTTATTTGTTTGTCTAGCAAATTGGGTGAATGTTTCTTGTAATTGATTATCTAAATAAAAAGACATCACATCACTAACATAAGAGGCTTGCTCCATAAACATCATACCAGGTGATGTTGGAGAAAAATCGTTGTAAGTATTTGGGAAATAAGTTTGAGAAAACTCAATTAACCTTGCCCTAATATCGGAAAAGTCTCTATTTAAATATTTTACGTCTCTATCTACTGTAGCCATTATGCAAAGTCTATTTCTAAAGTATCATTGATATTTGTGTTTATTACACTATATGTTAATGATACTGTTATTGTATTTGTATCTTCTTGTCTTAATATTTCCAAATTACCCACAGCAATATTGGGGAAAAATATGTTTAAATCATTAGATATTCTTTCTTCTAAAAAATCTAAATTATCTGTTGTAATTTGTTCAAATATAAATGCTCGTAAACCACCACCAAATGTTGGGTTAAGTGGTCTTTCTCCTGGGTTGGTTAAAAAATAGTTTATTAAGTTATTTTTAATTGCCGCCGCTGTAGTATAATTAGGGGTAAATACACCTGGACCACTAAAAGGAATATCTACTCCTACAGCGGCACTGTTATTAAAATCAATTGGGTATATTTGTTGAGCATCAAAAGGCATCTACTACTTCATTAAATTCATTATTTGATCCATTCCTACTTCTCCAGCTGGTAGTTGTCCATTTGGTGATGTAGTATCTCCTGCACCTTGTGGGTTAAACTTTTGTACATCTTTACTTGTAAAACCCAAAGCGGTTTCACCTAATACATCCATATACTTCTGTTTAGTGTCAAGGGAAGATAATTGAGGAGTAGTTGGTGGAGGGGTTGTGGAAGTTATTTGATTTTCATTTATAACTTGCTTAGGGGACTTAATAGCCTCTAAAAGAATATCCTTTAATTCATCTTGGATTGCTTCTTTTACGGCTTCCTTAATCATTTTTTTCAATTCGTTTGCTTTCATGTTATGTTTTTTATAAATATTGTAATATTATGCTTTTAAATCATTTTGTTTAATATAGAATACAAGTTCATCAATTAAAATTTGATCGTTAGAACTAAAGGATGGTTCACCTTGTAACATTATAATTCCTTGGGAATTTCGAGCTACTGCCCTTCTACGTTTTAACCCATCAACGGTTACATTGTCTACATCTATAACACTCATTTCAAATCCATTTACATTTGTTACAACTGGGGATAATTGGGTAGATTGAAATTGTGTTGATGCTAATCGGTTTGTGGATAGTTGTTCTTGAGGTAATGCTCCTTCTATTGCACATTTTCCTATAGCCTGGTCTAATAAAGCTAAATATGCTAATGTTCTTTCTAGTATCTGTATTAGGATAACTAAAACCATTAGGGTAACTGAGGATATTAATTTGTATTTTTTTAATTCTCTTTCAATTTTTTCACTTGCAACTGCTGTACTACCTGGAGGAGGAGTGGCAAGTAATATAGGTAATGCAATTTGAGCTGCGGATATGAGTCCATCAACTATTTGAACTCCAACTTTAACTCTTTCTAAAAATTTATAGATATTATTTAACTGTTTAACTAATCTATTTTTTTTTGCAATTGCAGCATTTAATTCTTCTAAATTAGCAGGGCAAGTAACATTAATATCCTTAAAATTTTTCTTTATAGCTTCTGATGCCTTAGTTATACCAAATGCCGCTAGTTGAGTTAATATCGCAGGGATTAAAACTGTTTTAGCTGTGGTTATAACTTGATTTAAGGCTTGTTGTTGAGCCATTTCAAAATTTATTTTTGATGCCTTTAATGCTTTAACTTGAATTTCTTCTAGGGGAAGTTCCTCGGCTACATCATCTTGTAAATCTACTTGAAGTGGGTTTAATTGTATAGGTCCTAAATTTCTTTTAACAGTATTATCAGGTGGACCATTAAATGGGGTAATATCAGATTTTGACCCATACCCTTCAGCAGAAACACTAATATTAAAGGGAATATCAGATTTAGTATGCTTTAGGTTTAGAGTAAAGTCCCCGGTTGTTTGAGAAACAGCAGAATCATCATTTAAAAGACTTTTAATAGTAGCACCAGGGAGGGGATTTTTTTTATCATCTATTACCTTTCCTTTAACTGTTATAGTAATTATTTCAACTTCATCTAATAGTTCAGATTCTTCGTCTAATTCTATTGTTCCAAAATTTATTTGTGTTGTAGTAGAAGAAAGTTGTTTAGTAATTGTTTTACTACCATAACCTAGGAATGAAAATTCAAATTCATATGTTCCAACCTGGAGATTTTGGGTGGTGTTTATAATTCCATTATCATCAGAAGTAAATCCTTTATTGTCAAAAACCCCATTAACGTAAATTTTACAATTTATAAAAGGAAGTCCTTCTTTAGTAGCACTGTCAACTATTTCTCCCGTGATTAATATCATATAGTCTTGCTTACTTTTGATTTAATATTTACTAAATCTTTTTGAACATTATTTAATATATCTCTAGTAGCTCTAGCTGTTACTGAAGTAGCTCCATCTGGAGTAGGAACACCACCTGGCCATAATTGTTGGACTTCCATTACATCTACCAAAGTTGTTAATGCGTTTACTATTTGTGTTAAATTTTTGTATAAAGTTTCACCCTTAACTAAAGGTTCAGTAGCATTTTTACTACCTAATCTTATATTACCGGCATCTACAATATAATTATTTGTATTAAAATTTAGTGAACTATTTGATGATAAACCTATAGATTTTTCAGCACTTAATAAAATGCTATCAGTTTTAGCATTAAATACTAACCTATCAGAATTAATTATAACTTGAGGTTTAGTATACTGGGATGGTATCTCAGGTGGTGTAACATATGAGCTATAATTTTCACTTGCTACTTGTATTGGAACCTTTTGGGTAGATGTTTGGTAGATTGATGATAAGTCACCATTAACGTTTTCTGTTATAGGAACCCACCCTTCATCTGAAGATTCAGAAGGTTGTCCATTTCTAATTATAGTAATAGGATCACCATTTTCACCCACTTCAGACCAATCATTTAACGCATTTATATCTGTAGGTTTTGCAGTGCTGCCAAATCTAATACTGTTACCCCATCTACCTTGATACATAATATCCCCTGCAAATGGTAAAAGTGGGTGAATATTAATTCGTTCTACAAATGTAGCTTGAGAGGGATTAATAGGGCTATTTAAATCTATTTCAGTAGATTCATCAGTTACTCTTCTAACTGAGCCTGCTTCGGTTTGTTGATAATCTTTTTGTTGGGAATCTGGTAGTGTAGTTGATGTTATTGGGTTGGGGTAGGCATTATGGTGGGGGTGATTCCATAGACTTACCATATTAATATAATAATAAGATTCTTCAGATGTATTCCTACCTATATTATTATTAGGTAGTTTAAATAGTAAAACAAGTTCATTAACTAAAGGGTAAGCTGATAGTTGTGGGTAGAAGGGTTTTGCAATTCCTCTCCCGGGATTTTGAACATTATTAAGTTCAAAAAATATAGTACCTATACCATTTAATCCACCATATTTTTCTATATCTGGGTAGTTTTGGTTTAAAATAATATCAGTAACTCTTCCAATTTCTTTAGCTCCTTGTATTTGGGTTAATGCTTGTTGAATGTTACTATTACCTCCGGATTTACTTCCAGGTGGTAATTTAACATTAGCAGATATGCCTCTATTAAAACCCATTATTCAGTATCGTCTTTTTTAGGTGGTAATTGTAAACCTTTAATATCTTTTAAAAGTTGGTCTTTTTCAGCATCACTTATACCAAACCCATCTTCTTCCTTTCCATCGTTAGCAAATATTCTTTGAAAAATGGTAGCTACTTTTATTAGGGCTTCAT